TCATAGCGCGAGTACGTCTTATGCGATAGCGACCAAGGCGCTGCAGAAGAGCGGCAACTTGAAGCCTGGCAGTAACAAGGCAACATCGAAGGGCAAGCAGCGTGGTGCGATGACACCAGCTGCGAGGGCCAAGGATCGAGCTGCGAAGCGCTCAGGCCGCAAGGCGAGTGCGTACACGTACAATGCGAAGAACAACACAGCGAAACTGTTAAATGCCTAAGCTCGGTGAACTCAAGGCGAATGTGAAGCCACGCTCACGGTATCAGCGGAAGTACAACTTCAAGCATCGCGCTGACAATGCTGCGAGGAAGAGAGCCAGGCGATTGCTCGAGGGACAAGGCAGAGTGCGTAAGCATGATGGCAAGGACATCGATCATCGTGATGGCAACCCGAGGAACAATGGTAGGCGCAACCTGTTGGTGAGCAACAGGAGCAGGAACAGGGCGAAGCATTGACCCGTCGGTAAATTAAAGAGCGCGGCATATCAGCTCGCGCGCGACGGCGGCAGGGCACGGCAGGGCCAGGCCGGCACCATGCCCGAGCTTTGAATTGTTTTGGCACTGGGTCTGCACTGAGCGCGCTGTATCCCGCAGGTTTCTGCGGTTCTCCCTCAGGCTGTAAACCTGAATCTATGAGGGCGAAAACTTTTTCTGCTGGCCTGGCACACCCCCGTACCCCCGAGAACCCAGGCGCTGGACTCTATAGCGTATATACCCATCGAAGGGAGCCTCAGCTTCTCACATGGAGATCCAACTTCCTTACACGCCGCGCCCTCTCCAGGCCGTGCTGCACCAGGAGCTGGCCCAGCATCGCTTCTCAGTGCTGGTGATGCACCGGCGCTTTGGTAAGACCCTCATGGTTCTGGCGCACCTTCTGAGGGACGCGGTGACCAGTACGAAGAAGAACCCGAGGTATCACTACGTCACGGCCTCGAGGGTGATGGCCAAGCAAGTTGCCTGGGACTATTGCAAGCAACTGGCTGAAGTCATACCAGGTGTGAAGTTCAACGAGACTGAGCTGCGGGTGGATCTGCCCAACGGTGCCCGCATGCAGCTCCTGGGCGCTGATGATGGCGGTGATCGTCTGCGGGGGATCTATTCAGATGGCCTCGTTCTCGATGAGGTTAGCCTGCTCTCGGAAACGCTTTTCACGCAAGTGATACGGCCTATGCTTTCGGATAGGCAGGGTTACTGCGTGATGATCGGTACTCCAGCCGGCCACAACCTGTTCTACGATTATTGGTGTATGGCCGAGAGCGAGCCTGGCTGGTATCGGAAAATGTACCGCGCCGATGAAACCGGCATCGTGCCCGACGATGAGCTGGATGCGGCGAAGGCCGCCATGTCTCAGGATGCGTTCAATCAAGAATTTCTATGTGATTTTTCAGCTGCCACGCCTGGCGCGATTTTTGCCAAGGAACTTGATGAGATCGAGGAGATGCAGCCAAGCCGCATCACCAAGGTGCCGCACGATCCTACAGTTAGGGTCGATACGTATTTTGATCTGGGTGTGAATGACGCCACGGCGGTCATTTTTACTCAGAAGGTAGGTCGAGCGTTACACGTCATCGATTATTTTGAAGCACGGAACGAGGGCCTACCTTTTTATGCGCGGATGCTTGATGAAAAAGGCTACCTCTATGGCACTCACCACGCTCCGCACGACATTGAGGTGCGTGAGATGGGCAGCGGTAAGTCTCGCCGCGAAATTGCGTATGATCTGGGAATCAATTTTCGTGTTTTACCTAAAATGCCGATTGAAGACGGAATACACGCTGCAAAACTTCAAATTAAGCGAGGTACCTGGTTTGATCGCGATAACTGTGCGCAGTTATTGGAAGCGCTGAGGTTCTATCACCGCAAATATGATCCCAAGAACCGCATGTTCCGCTCGACAATCCAACATGACTGGTCAAGTCACGCTGCAGACGCCTGGCGTTACTGCAGCCTGGCGCAGCGTGAGCCGTTCGAAGGTAACGTGGCACCGCAGCAAATAGCTATGTCCACCTACAACCCACTGGAAACAAGAGTATGAGTTTTCTCGCACCCAAGGTGAAGGCACCGCCAACGCCTACAATTCCTCCACCGCCGCCCGCACCGCCGATCAAGCCGGTGAAGGCTAAGGGCAGTGAAGAGGCGAAGGCTAAGGAACAAGCGCGTCGAAAGAAAGGCGTCAGCTCGACCATACTGACCGGACCTCGAGGTTTGCTGCCTGAGCAAATGCCAGTGACTGCACCGGGCCTCCTTGGTGGATCTTAATGGGCAGCTCCGGCAACGGCAACCAAGGCGGTGACGCTAGCGACTGGCACAAAGCCGACTATCAAGTCGTCAAAGATACCCGCGCGATGGAAATCGAAACGAAGGTAGACACCTTCCAGGATCTCGGCTTTGCCCTCGAGCGCGACAACCTGCCGGATGTGATTGCCGCTGATGTCGCGTTTAACCCCTTCAGTCCCTACTCAACAGGGTTTGAGAAGGGCCTGGCCGGTGTGCAGGCCTTTGTGCCTGGTGGACTGTTCCTCGGCACGGCGCGTGCACTGAGCATGACAGACCCCAACCAGCTTGGGCCTCGATCCAGCACGTCCTCCAAAGGCCAGGCCATCGGTGCACCTAACCGGCCAAGCCGGCCGGATCAAACGCGTGGGACAAAATCTCCGAGCGTGAGCGGCACAAAACCAATGGCCAGCGTGCGCCCATCAAGCGCAGCGAAACCGCAAAGCCGTAAAAGCAATCGCGGAATATTGACTGGGGGTTCCGGCGCTGGAAGCCAGGACCAAAAGAAAACCTTGTTAGGAAACTAGTAGATGGAATCCGATCCACAAGCCGTCGCACTGCTCCGGCGTTTCCGCAAGCTCGAGGAAAGCCGCCAGATGTGGGAAACGCACTGGCAGGAAATCGCCGACTACATGCGGCCCAGAAAGGCTGACATCACCAAGTCGCGCGCCGCCGGCCAGAAACGTACCGAGCTGATTTTCGACGGCACCGCCATCCATGCGGCCGAGATGCTGGCAGCCAGCCTGCATGGCATGCTGACGAACATGGCCACGCCCTGGTTCACGCTCAGGTTCACAAGTGACGAGCTGAACGAGGATGATGTCGCGAAAGAATGGCTCGAGATGACCGAGCAGGTCATGTACCAGGCTTTCCAGCGCTCTAACTTTCAAGAGCAAGTGCACGAACTCTACGACGACTTAGTGTGTTTCGGCACCGCCGTCATGCTCATCGAGAAGGACGACGACCAGGACTTCCGGTTTTCGACGCGCCACATCTCCGAGGTGTTCATCTCTGAAGACCAGCACGGCCGCGTTGATACGGTGTATCGCAAGTTCAAGATGACCGCGCGCGCAGCCCTGCTTCAGTTCGGTGAAGAGAACACCACAGACCGCATCAAGCAGGTCGATAAACGCGAGCCCTACGAGCCGGTAGAGATCGTCCATGTAGTGCTGCCGCGTGGCGATAGGGATGTGAACAAAAAAGATCAGAGGAACAAGCCATGGGCCTCAATCTATTTAGATCCCGACGAAAGCCAGATCCTCCAGAGCAGCGGCTACGACGAGTTCCCGTATGTCGCGCCGAGGTGGTTGAAATCCTCGACGGACGAGGGCGGGTTTGGACATTCGCCGGCGATGAGCGCGCTGCCCGACACCAAGATGGTTTCGAAATTTTCCGAGATCACGATACGCGCAGCTCAGAAACAAATTGATCCACCGCTCATGGTGCCTGACGACGGCTTCATGCTGCCGATCAGGACCGTGCCTGGTGGTCTGAACTTCTACCGCAGCGGCACGCGTGACCGTGTCGAGCCGCTGAACATCGGTGCCAACAACCCGCTCGGGTTGCAGATGGAAGAACAACGCCGCCAGGCGATACGTTCTGCCTTCTACGTCGATCAGCTGATCCTTTCGCAGAACCAAACTATGACGGCTACCGAGGTCATTCAGCGCACCGAAGAGAAGATGCGCCTGCTGGGCCCCGTGCTTGGCCGCCTGCAGGCCGAGTACCTGCAGCCGCTGATAAACCGCTGCTACAACATCCTGCTGCGCGATAAAAAACTGCCGCCGGCACCCGACTTCATGTCCGGCATTGATATCGACATCGAGTACGTGAGCCCCATAGCCAAGGCGCAGAGATCCGGCGATATCCAGATGATCGTCCGCATGCTCGAGATGATGCAGCCGCTAAGCGCCCTAGATCCGACCATCATGGACTGGATCGACATGGACGGCCTGGCCAAACACGCTATCAAGGTGCTGGGCATACCCGCCAGCATCATGCGCGGCGCTGACGAGGTCGAGCTTGCCAGGCAGGAGCGCGCCGCAGCCCAGCAAGCGCAGGAAGAACAGATGATGATGATGCAGATGGCCGAGAGCGCCGGCAAGGCCGCACCGGCAATGCAGGCAATGAACGACATGGCCGAGGGAGCACCGCTGCCGGAAGGCGCTGAAGTAATCCCTGGACCTGGTGCTGCATGACGCCTGACGATCTAAAAGCGGCCTACAAACACATCCTGCAGAGCGAGGATGGTGACGTTGTTCTCGAGGATCTCGAGCTGCGGTTCCATGTCCGCACGCCGGTGTTTTCGAATGACCCTTACGAAACCGCGTTCCGCGATGGTCAGCGCAGTGTGGTGCTGTTCATCGCCAACATGCTGAAAGATAAACCCCAACAAGTAGAGGAGATGGAACTCGATGTCTGAAGAGCAGGTAGCGGATGTCTCGGTCGAAGCCGAGGTAGCACCGTCTGGGTTTGAAGCAGACGTAGCAATGGAAGACTGGCGCGAAGGACTGCCAGACGACCTCAGAGATCACCAGGCGCTTAGGAACATCTCGGATGTGCCGACACTAGCCAAGACGATGATCCACGCGCAGTCCATGGTCGGCGCGGAAAAGATCGCCGTGCCAGGCAAGTGGGCTACAGATGACGACTGGAGCCAGGTGTACACCAAGCTCGGCCGGCCGGACGCCGCCGATATGTATGAGTTTGAGACGGGTGAAGCAGAACTCGACCAGGAATTTGTAAGCAACTTTCGCGAGGTTGCGCATAAGGCAGGCCTTAGCAACCGCCAGGCACAGGAACTGGCCGGCTGGTACGTGAGCCTAGCCAACGAGGCTGGGCCTGATGGCGGCATCGATGTCGAGGCCGCTAAACTCGAGGTCGAAGCTGAGCTGCGCCGCGAGTATGGCAACGCCTTTGATGACCGGCTGGACCTGGGTAACAATTATATCGAGGAATTTGCAGCCGACGGGCTTTCGGATCTCCGGCTGGAAAACGGCGTGCCGCTGGTCAATCACCCAGCGTTCATCCGCACGGTGGTCAACGCTGCGCACTATATTCAAAGCAACGTGAGTGAGGACAAGCTTATCGGTGACAAAGGCAGCCAGGCTATGACGCCGGGAGAAGCCGACGAGAAGATCCAGCACCTCATGCGCAAGGACAGTCCTTACTGGGATCAGCGCCATCCGATGCACCAGTCCACCGTAGACGAGGTGCAGAAGTACATGCAGTTCAAGTTCCCAGAAGAAGATGCTGCCCGTAATGAGTGACAGAGATTTCAAGCTGCAGGTGCTAAGCATCACGCTGCAGAACGCCTCAGTGGCTGGGATCAGAGATCCCCTCGAGGCTGCACAACAGAATCTAGAATGGTGCCTGACGCCGATTGATAAGCCTCGCGCCCAATCGTCAAAGCACCAGGCTAACAAGTCGGGATAATCGCAAGACCCCGCACCAAGACCTGAGTCCTGCGGACGAACCGCGGGGTAGCTTTTCCCTTTAAATCAATGACTTAGGAGGCTGCTATATCAACGCAGATCACAACAGCCTTTTCACAGCAATTCAGTGCAAATATCCAGATGCTCTCGCAGCAAAAGGGTTCTTTGTTGAGGAATGCTGTTAGCGAGGAGTCGGTCACGGGCGAAAAAGCATTTTTCGACCAGGTCGGTTCGGCTACCGCGCAGAAAAGGACTAGTCGGCATGCGGATACCCCGCTGTCTTGGTATACAGGACCGATATGCGGCAACGCATAATCGATAATCTGGTGAATTGCTGGGAAGCCTAAGTCGCAAGATAAGGTAATCAGCAGCGAAGCCCTGCAAAGGGAACGTTCATCGACTATTCCGCAAGGAAGTACGCTCAAGCGAGTGGAAGCGCCAGACATCCCTCTGGGATGAAGATATAGTCACTACCCTGGTGAAAGCCAGGGCAGACGCAAGTCGGGCATGGTCTAGCGAACCATGTTGAAGGCAATAGGACACACCTCACTCTCGTAGAATGGTGACGATGGATCATTACGAGTATGCGGATCTTATCGATTCGCAAGACATGATCCAGACTCTTATCTCGCCGTCGTCTAGCTATGCTCAGGCGGCAGCCTACGCTATCGGAAGGGCTTGCGATGATGCCATCATCGATGCTGCTCTAGGTACCGCTAGCACGGGCAAGACGGGATCAACGTCTACGAGCAACGCCAACACGGTATCAGTCGGATCTCCGGCTGCTGGATTGACCATTGCCAAATTGGTCGAGGCCCGCAAGGTCTTCGCCAATGGCTCTGTAGATCCGTCGATACCACTTTATATCGCGGTGGGCCCTGAGCAGATCGAAGACCTGCTCAATAACACCACGGTGACAAGCGCGGATTTTAACTCGGTAAATACTTTGCCTATCTAGGTGGCAACATCTAGACGAAAACTGCTCAAATTCGGGGAAGGCTTTAAAATGCTAATCCCGAGCCAAGCCCAGCGATGGGAAGGTGTAGAGACTAGACGGGCAGCATCCTACTGGGATGAAGGGATAGTCCAGACCACAAACGGCGCAAGCCGGCGGGGAAATCCGTAGTTGGTATGAAAGGCGCTTGTACAAGGTGAGATCGATACCTTCATGGGCTTCAAGTTCATCACTACGACCAGGCTGAACACGGACTCCAGCAGCTACCGCAAGGTATTTGCCTGGGCCGAGGACGGCATCAAACTGGCCATGGGCAAGGACTTGATGACCAAGATCGAACCCCGCGCAG